AAAGCCCGCCATCATTCGCAGTGACCAACTACATGCTCCTGAGAGCAAATAGAACTGCGCCTAATGGCGGGTAAGCTGTTTGATTTTGTTATCACGTTGGTCGTGTGATATGTCTTTCGACGCGCCAATGTTGCATCATTCCGGTTGATTGTCAAGTTTGCTATCGTCTGCAAAATAAGGTAAAATCTCAAGTTCCACGGATGGCCCTTTGTCGCGCCGGGTGTCGTCTTGCCGTCCGTTAGTCCATGCAATGTGCTTTGTAGAATCGTCAACAAACCAGCCGATTGCAACTAAACTATCCTCCAATTCTTTGTAATTACCGCGCAAGATTGAAGACGAATCCCATAGCCGGTCGCCCTTGCCTAAAATGCGCGTTACCGTAACCGTTACCGGCATTGTAAACGGTGATCTTGCTAGTCCTAGTTTGCGCAGTTTCTTTTCTACTTTGTCTCGAAATGCCGCCGACATATACCACGCGTTTCCGCGTCCGGTGTTGCCGTTTGTTAGTTTGACTGGAAGAATGATTGTCATAAAGTTTGAACAGGTCGCATCAGGAAAGGCTTTCGCCTTCCTGTGCTTGGCTGTTCTGTTTAAGTTCCTTCATAACGCTGGAAATCTTCCAAAACCGTTCTTCATACATTTGGCGGAAGTCTTGCAATGAGTCGCCAAGCTTTTCAGTAAAACCATCCATTTTCACCAGATGGTGAAATAGCGGCTTTCTGTGAAAATACGCGGCAAAATGCCATTCGTCAACCTCGCAGATTACCATTGAAGCATGAACTTGCAGCTTGTATTCATCCGGCAGTCCACCGTCGGCCAGATAGCCGTAATACGTTGCCAACGTCGGGCATTTAACTTCCGCGCCTGCCGTTAGTATCCCGTCATTGTAAATCAATCCATCTGGCGAGCAGGAAACCACCCCGTTTGGATCGTCACCCATGATGCACATGCCCACTGGGTCGATTTGCATCCCGATCTTTTCTTGCAATGCTGCTAGCGCATCCGGCTCCAGATCATTTCCGCGGCGCGTGTGTTTGTTGCCGCTGAATTTCTCGCCTGTGTAATGACTAAGCCATTCTTGAACCTCGTAGTCGTCAAGTCCGGCAATCGCGTCGGGATTCGTGCGAATCTCGTTTGCCGCGTCGAGTCCGGCGATGATCTTGTCGATTGCAGCAATGGCCGCTTGTGACTTCGACAACGCGCCTGTCGCCGTGATATTCGCTTTCAACGCTGATCCAGTCAAACGCCATAGCCTCGCCGTGATCCAGTCGATTGAGCCTTGCGGTGTGTCGATAATAATCATTGCTCTGCTCCTTCCTGTTCTGTTGCGAATGGCTTGATTGTGCTTTTTGCGGTCTGCTTAACTTTTAGCCGCAATCCATAAACCGTGTCGCCGCCTGCTGGATTCCTGATTCCGTCCTTGGCGTATAAGATTACAGCCTTGCCGATCCAGTTCTTAGTATCTGCGCCGTATGCCATAGCCAGCGTCTTGCGGTTGGTGGCGTTAAGCACCATCCGCTTTGGCTTGTCGTTAAATCCAACGCTGAAAAATGATTTCTTTTTGCCGTCCTGCATTACTTCGTTGTCATGCGCGTAAATTCCGCTGATAATTAATTCGATTTCGCCAAGTCCGATAAAGTCTTCACTTGCTAGGAACTTGTTGTCCTTTTTCATCTGGCTTACCTTGCCAGTAAATTCTTGTTCGCTCATAGTGTTTGTTGTTTGGTGGGTCAGAACGGAATCAAATCGTTGTCATCATCGTTAGGAATGACAATATCTGTGTGAGGTCGTCCGTCGCGCTGTTTAGGCGATGATTGCGGCATGTTCCGATCAGGAAAAACGTAAGTCTTGGCATTACCGACAATAGGCGTTTTCTCTTTTGCTTCGCGCTGTTCCTTCGTCGGCGACATGACCAGCATATGCGTATTTCCGTATTGATCCTCGCCGTCGCGGTTTTCCCGCATGTCGATGTCAAGGTATGTCGCGTTGTCATTGTCGAACATGCCGCTTTTTGCAATGTCGATGATGAGATATTTACGGCCATCTTCGGCGCGTGTTTTGATGATAGCTGCCGGGATTTTCCGTAGATTGATTTTCAGTTTGTGTAGTTGGTTGCTCATAATGTTTTTATTTCGATTTGTGCGTATATTTGTTCAAGTTTTCTGATCGTCTGTGTAATTTCCTGCTTTGCGTTAGTCAACTTGTCACGCAACTGGATGATTTCGTCAGCTGCGGCAATAATAAGCTCTGATTCAAGCGTGATCTTGTAAGGCTCTAGGTGTTGCGCGTCCTGAGCAATGTAGAGAAACAGTGTTACCGGGTTTCCCGCTGCCGCCGCCGCCTGAACAGTTGACAACGACAGCGGGCCTGTTTCCCGGTCTGCCACACGGCAGGGAGAGTGTTCTGGAGTCATGACAATACGATCCCCCTTTTCTTGAGTAAAGATTTGATGGCCGTAATTCTGTTAATGTCCCAGCGGTCATGTTGCTGTTTGCGCTGTAAGTCGCGGAGGATTTTTACCAGCGTGTCAGTGCTGTAATCTTGAATGGCTTTGTTGTGATCAGTTATATTAATCATCTTCGATTGTTATTTGTTCGTCTTCGATGTCTTCATTCCAAACTCCGTCCGTAAAGTTTCCCGGCCTGCATGTCGGGCAGTCGTCAGCCCCGCACAAGCCGTCTTTGCAGCGGATGTAGTTTCGGACGATTTCTCGATAGTCGTCGTCCCTGTCGCTTCGGACTTCGGCAATGTAATCATCATCGAGTTTACACATAACGCGACAGGTAATAGGTTGCCGCGCCGATTGCCAGTGTGACAATGATGCGTGATGCGATGGTTTTCAAGCGTGTGTAACGCTTCCGGTTAGTGTGGCCGATTTTAGGCATGGCCAATGCGTATTTTTCGTTCAGTGTTTTCATAGTTTTGATTCGATGAATTTAGAAGGCGAAAGTTCCTTGCGCTTGCGTTCGATCATCTGCCAAGTGTCACGATGCAACGTGATTGACCGAGCGATCTTATTCCGCGCTTTTTTCACGCCAGGCTTTCTACCGGCTCCGATGCGTTTGCCGCCGCGTTGTTTGGTTTGGTTCATTGTGTGATTATCGAATGATGTTCGATGTGTGAATATGGACAAGCTCACATCCAACTTGGCAAAGTGCGATGCCGTCATATTCTGAGATGATTTTGTCGATTGGTGTTCCGTAAGTTGTTTTCATAGTTGTAGTTGGTTGACGGCGCAAAAGTAGCCCCAAAGATGAAAAAACGCAAGAACTTTTTTCAAGTATTTTCAAAATGCTAATGTCTATATGGGTTGCAAGCGCAATTCAGCAACCCATTCGCTTGGCGTTTTTGCTGCTTTTCTGCGATTACATGACACGCAAGAAATCACAAGATTGTCAATTGAATGTGCTCCCCCCTTTGAAATAGGCATTACATGATCCGCCTCGCATTCCTTTACTTTGAATTGACCATGACACCAGTGACAAAAAACAACATCAAGCGTTTTCCATTTTTTAAACCAAGCAGCAATCACTTTTGCGTCTGCAAGTGGCGCGCGCTTTTTTATAGCCCGTCGTCTTGACGCTTGAGCTGATACACTGGCTCTATACTTTTTTGTTTTCTTGTAAGATTCCAGCCACACCTTGCGCATTAATCTGCCTTTTTCTGACTGCTGCCATTTTTTTAGACAATCTTTACGTTCTTGCGATTGCCTTTTTGCAACAACTTCTGGCCTTTTGTGATAATTCTTAAAGTATTCCTTTCCCTCTGCTGATTGCGCGTATTCTTTTTTCGCCTTTATTGTTTCTGGCTTACGGTTGTTTAATCTAATGTAATTTTTTACACTATCCAGATTTCTACGCGCTTTTTCTGCTGCTTTTGCTTTTTCTGTTAGTCGGTATGCTTTTCTTGCTAATATAGATTCTGGTTTGTTTCTGTAGTTCTTCGCATACTCTTTATATTCAACTGATTGCTGATATGCTTTAGCGTGCAATTTGTTTTTTTCCTTACTGCTTAACTCATCGTTTTGCATAATAAAAACAGGTTCGCCGTCATGGATTGCAAGAGATACCCACTCAAAAAGTGGCAAGCAATCGCACGACGGCGTATTTGTTTTGTATTGTTTCATCTCGGTATCTGCGAGTTGGCATTACTAATGCGCAATTACACTAAACGAAAAAAAGAAAACAGTAAAGAACTTTGTCTTTCGGTTGTCGAATCTGTTTGTAGGAAGATGACAAGTGAACAAGCATGACAGCAACTAGAGAAATAAAATCAACTCGCCAAGAATGACGAAAAACCGCACAAAACGCCGGTAAATCGTCTTTTTTGCCGACTTATCGGTGATAGTAAACCACGGTAAATCAATGCACTTTACCGTTGATAATCATCATGTTGTAAAGCGTGAAATCACCGTTTGCTTGCATGTCTTGAATTGCGAATCCATGCACCCAGTTGTTTGTGATTGCATACTCCGGAGACATGTCACAAAGACACCCCGTAGTCCAGCAGCTTGTGACTTTCTTGTTGCCCGCGCTGATGATCCCGATTGCGTCCGTGTAGTTGCTGTGCTGATGGAAGTGGCCGCAAATGCTGGTTGTCCTGAGTCTGTCATATAACCGCTTGGCAGCGCATACCGGATTGGCAAGTCCTTTCGGCAATTCGTGGCCGTGCAGGACTAGCAGATTTCCTGATTTGATTACTTGCTTTGATCTAACAACTTTGATTTTAAGCTCATCCAGTTTCAGCAATGACTCCAAGGTGCATTCGGGAACGTCAAGCAGCAACGGAGCATTTTTTTTCAGATATTGCTCCAGTCGGTCATCGTGATTGCCGAACTTGAAATACATATCCGCTTTTGGAAATGCAGAACGAATCATCGCAATTCCTTCGCGGCACGTTTGCAGTTCGTGTTGTAGGTTTCTCCGACGTGGATCAGGCTCCCATCTCGAAACGCCGTAGTTTTCGATGGTGTCGCCGTTAAGGATAACCGTGTCACATTCTTGCTTGTATCCGTGTTCAAGTGCCGTCATTAGCGCGGCCTCGTCGTGGAATGGGAAGTGGATATCGGACAGGATCAGCACCTTGCGTTTGCCGGAAATGACAACAGGTTCAGTAATCTCTGCCGTAGATTTCGGCATGAGACTTTGCCAAGGTGTTTCACGGATGAATCTAGGCACAGCGGACACTCCTTTACCGACATGTTTTTTTGTTCCTACGTTTGCCATTGATCCACGTATGGCGCGAACCAGCGCGCGAGCCGCATCTTGTGACGGGAACACCGCGGGATAGTCCTTGTGCAGTTTCTTCGCCGTCATGTGGTTAGACAAGTCCGGCATCCGATCCATTAGATCCATTGCAATTTCTTTTTTTGTCATAATTGTATTAGGGTGATTTGTTGTGTAATTGAGTCGAGAGCAGGAAAAAGGATGTTTTCAAGTGCGCGGACGATTGGTTCCTCGTCGTATCGTCTCATGTGGGAAATGCCTGCGATTTCTAACGCGGCGTGGATCATCTCATGCCGTAGCGTGGACATGAAAACGCATGGATCAGTGACGTTGCTGCTTATGACGATCTGCCGCTCGTCAAAGCGCATGAGTCCGTATTCGTGAATGTTCTCACGGACTATCTCAAATCTGAGTCCGCCGATGAATATGTGGGTCATTGGCGGCATAGTGGATGTAGTTATGCGTTAAAACCGCAATGCTTTCGGATTTCCTCCATGGGAAATGCTGGGCCGGGATCAACCTTTCGAGCCGGGGCAATGTCATCATGGCCGACGATCTGGTCGAGCTTGTAGCGTTTGACCAGCACGGCAGCAAGTTCCTTGCCAGTGTTGATCTGTTCGGTCGTATATCGCTCCCAATCGCACACGGGACCACCGTTTTTGTGCTTGGCTTTAAGTGGAGGAAGTGCTGACCATTTGCGAATTAAGTTTGTAGAATCCCCGGCGTTAGCAAACTCGATGCCGATACTGCATGAGTTCAGACCCTCGTATGGCTTGCCGCCAAATATCCATTTCGATCTCCCGGCGTGACCGCATGTCATGTTACACGGGCGGCATTGGTAAAGAGTGCCGTCGCGATCAATGACAAAGTGAGCGCACGCCCCGTTTGCGTCGGGAGTTTTCCAGAAGTTGATCGACGACATGGCAGTCGCCCCCGATGTGAAATGCATCACAAGGAATCTGCGAATGCTCATGCTGGTTCCTCCTGGCAATGGGACTTTTATAGCTGTGTCAATCCAGTGGTTGTCGTCAATTTTCACAATCTTCATGGTATTTGCGTGTAAATTTCCTGATACGTAGTTTCATCGCCGCTGTCGAAGTCGTCTGAATCGTCCTTTTCTGCTGCCATATCATTCAAGATTTAAGAAAACATACCCAATCAACCCGACTAGGAAAACGCATGCCGCGAATCCAAGCACTAGGTCGAAAAGGTAGATTTGAGCGATCACTTGTCAGACGACACGGTTTTAACAGCGTCACCGATGCCAGTCGCTCCGGTGGCGATATCTGCGCCGGATAGCGTCGTGGCTTTGGTTTTCGTGACCGTGCCGTCTGGTGCGGTGGTTGTCGTTTCAGTGGTGACGCATGACGAGATGGTCAATGCGGCGATGATGAAGGCGAGGCTGTGTTTCAATTTCATAATGTTTGGTTCGATTGTTGGTTGTCTTAGCGCAGAAATTATAGCGGTTCACGCAGTTTTTGCAAGAGTTGCTCCAACTCATCGCGGGTGACTTCATCGTCCCAATGAGCTTTGGTCAAAATGTTTATTCCTTGCATCGTGTTATCGTTGAGCATGACACCGGATGCGCGGATGAGTTGTTGTTTTCCAGTTCCGTCTTTTATGAGGAAATAAGTTATGAACGGCTTTTTGTCGTGGATGGCAGCATAGACTTCCGATTTCACGCGATCCCTGTCTTCATCGACTACGAATTTATCGAAGAAGTTGTAATCCACCACGCCGTTTTCAGTTGGTTGCGACTTGTAAATTTTGAACATGGTTTCATCCCATGTGACGACATTGCTGCGAACGTCGAGAGTCCATAATCCAATCCTTGCGTTGCTCAAAGACAGTTCCAACGCAGCGTTGTAGCTTTTCAAATCCTGCGTTTTGACGAACCCGTAAATGACTGAACCACCTGCAACCACCGATAGAATGAGCGATAGCCATTTGCTAACGAACGTTCGGAAACTGGAAATGCGACGTTGAGTTTCGCGTTCTGTTTCCACATGCGCGGAGTTTAGAAATGTTTCGATTTTAGAGGAGAGAGTCATTGCTTGCCAACTGGTTTGAGTATGTCTTTTGCTTTGCTGATAAGGGTAGTGCCTAGCACGAAAAAGATGTTGAATGCCTGGTAGCCTCCGAGAATTGAAACGCCGATGAGCAATTCAGAAGCTCCATATTTTTCGACAAGCAGAAGAACCAGCATGAGGGAGGCAAGACCACCAGTAAGGACGTAAGCAAATGCCCCGCGAATCGTGATCTGTTTGTCCGGTGCGCCCAGCAATGCAGACAAGGAAGCAATCGCGCCAAGGGTGAGCGCGGTGGCGTAGTAATAAAGTTTGCTGATAAATGTGGGATCATTGTCAAACATCATATTTTGAAGGGTAGGAAAAATTTCAACGCAAGATAGCCGATGCCGACGACTGCTGTAATTGCGAGAATTATCCACGCTTTTTGCGTAATCCAATCGTAAACGGCAACTTTCTTCGCGTTCTTAGCCTGCCATGCCAGCGCGTTTTCATTGCTGGCTCTAAGTTCCTGCTTCTCGATGTCGGCGGCAGTGGCGGCAATGCTCATTTCAGAGTTTGTTTTTTCGAGTTCCGCGATCTTTTCCCATTGGTCGGTGACGTTCTCTTGGACTTTTGTAAACCGATCCCATAGGTCTTGAAAATCCTTGTCGCTGACTTCTTTTTGTTTGCTGATCCTGCCGAGCTGGTCGATAGCCGCGTCGAGTCCTTGCTGAATCGTCGTGTTGCTTTCACGGATCGTCACCGTCTGCACTCTCACACGTTCAGCAATCGGAGCGACTGGCGCGGATTTGATCGGTGTTTGTCCTATCGGCGCGACATTGCCGCATCCTACGATGAGCAAGGCGAGCAGAGATAGGACGGGAAAGTTCATAGCGCGTCAAGTTCAGCCTGTTTCTGTGCAATTTCAGCGGCGATTTCCAGCTTGCGTTTTTCGATTGTAGGCAATTCAGCAACGGCGACAACTTGCGCAATGGTTGCAACTGTTGCAGCGTCGTCAAGACTTGCATCTGCGATTGCGCCTTTGATTGCGTCCTTGGCCGATTCAATGAGCGCGTTACTTTCTGCAAGTTCAGCCTTGACCCGTTCAAATTCTGCCGCGTTAGTGGCAAGTGCCGACGCATTGATAGCCGGAGCGATGGCAGCAAGATCATCTTGCGTAATCGGCCTTGCATCACCGCCTGCAATGTCGATTGCATGGCAACCGGACAAAGTGCCGTCTGGATTGCCTCTGATAAGTATCTCGTATGGTATTTTCATAAAACTGCTGTTACGATTTTTGCGCTGCCGTTATACATTACTTTACATTTTGCCGAGCCTCCTGCTGCCACTGTTGCACCGACGCTTGGCGCGAGCGCGTCTGTTACGACAGCTTCAAGGTAAGTCGTTGACGGAAAGGTGCCGACTGTAAATGTTCCATAAACAATACCAGCGGTTCCGGTGATTCTGCCTGTAACCGAAAGGTTTGTTGCTCCTGCATCTGTCGTGTTGCCAATGGATACGCCGCCTGCCGCTGAAATATACATGCGCACATTGCTTGCGCTGGTCGTGTAAAGATTCAATGCAGCCGCCGTGTTCGTGCCAAGATACATCTGGTTAGGATAAAAACCCGCTGTCGAGTTTCCTGTGCCGAAGGCGGCTAGTTGCGTTCCTGCGTCTCCGAATAGCTCAAATCCTGTATATCCGCTTGCCTGCGTGTTTCTTGCACGGAAAACCCCGCTTGATCCTGCTGTTACAATGTCGAGAGCAAGTGCGGGCGTTGATTGACCGATGCCTACAAATCCACCGTTCGGCTGGATGATAACGTATGAGCTTGTCCTTGTGGCATTAGTCGTGCCTTGCAGCGTCAAGTCGTCATTTGCTGCTGTCCCGCCGTTGTGTGTTGCTCCGGTGATCGTCGAACTTGCCGTAATGGTAGTAAACGCCCCCGTGGTTGCCGTTGTTGCGCCGACTGTGCCGTTGATGTTAATTGACGCGGTTCCTGTCAGGTTTGTGACGGTTCCGCTTTGTGGTGTGCCAAGTGCGCCACCGTTGACAACAAATGCCCCTGCGCTGCCTACGTTGACCGCTAGAGCCGTCGCTACGCCTGTGCCGGGTGTGGTTGTGGCAAGCGCGGTTAGCCCTAGCGCGGTGTTCATTGCCACCGCCGCGCCCGTTCCGAACGTGTAGCTTGTCGCGTTGAACGTTACCGCCGTCCCTGCCGTTACGGTTATGTTCTGCCCCGATACGCCCCATGTCAGGACTGCTGTGCCTGCGCTTGTTTTAAGTGATGCGCCCGCCCCGTCAAATGCGGCAAAGTTGTATGATTTTACGCTAGCCGATGAGTTAGAAGTGTAAATGTCCGCGCTTGCCCCTTGCGTGTAAATAGTTGCGCTTGCTCCAGATGTGAAAATATGCGCGTTAGTTCCACCCGTAAAAATTGTGCCGTCTGATGCGGTAGTGAAAAAAGAACTAGCAAAAATTTCTCCAAATTCTGCACCGCCTAATGCATCCCGCCTTACAACCGTGTTTGCCGTCGCCGAGCTTGTAGGTGTTTCCCATCCCGTCGCGTAGTCCGTCGCGCTGGTCTTTTTGAGGATGTCGTTCGTCGCGCCTCCTGTCGGCACTCCTACGCCTGCCGCGCCCGCTGTGCCTGTTGCGCCGACTGCCGCTTCGTTAAGCGTAATCGTTACCGCATCCTCGTTCAGCGTTGCGCTGACAACTACGTCAGGATCGTTTTCAGCAACGGTTATAGTGATTGTGTCCATGTTATGCGCGTGTCGGGTCGTCTAGGACTTCCAATGTTCCGGCAAGATAAGTTTTGATAACTCCCGCCGCCGATGTCGTTTCGATGCTCCAATACCATACGCCAACTGCCAATGTCAGCGGCGTAATCGGTGAAACAGTAAAGTCGTAAGTGTTGGCATTGTTGATTACAATTCCTGCCGATGATGTCAAAGCTAGTCCAAGTGTCCCGTCCGTGTCCCGAAACGACATTTTTACCGTTGCAAGGTCACTGTCGAATGTGTTTCCGGTGGATGAATAAACGGCAGAAACGCCATTCCACGTATCCCCGTAAACAACGGGAGTTAGATTGAATTTGCCGGGTCTCATGTGGATTTGCCGATGACGGTTACGGTTAGGTTCGTGGCGGCGGCTGAACTTGTAAGAATTAGGTCGCCTGTTAAAAATGTGCTTGTAATTCCAGATGAGTTCCAAAACTTTACTGGCAATGGACACACTACGACTGCTGACCCGCTTTCCAAATCTGCGGTGCCACTTGTAACGTTGACTTCAAGTCCATACATCCGAGCCATTGAAACAAGCGTTACACCTTCAAAGTCTTTGCCGTCGCCGTCTGTTATGTTTACGCCGGACGAAACAACGCCGGGAGTCGTGTTTGCGCTTGTTGGTGCAGCGGTTAAGCCAAGTCCACTTGGAATGGCTATGTTCATTGCTGATGTCGCTTCGTTAGCGTATTTGTAGCCGTTCGCATCACTAACGCGTGTTGCAATGATGTCTGCACCGGAGCTTGTAACTGTCCATTGTGCGGCGATTGCGGCGTTTGCGGCTAGTCCTGCGGCAAGTGCGGCAGCTACAAGCGTAGCAGTCGTTAGAACCGTGGTGAGCGCGACAACTACTGTAACGGGAGATCCTGTGACTGCTGTGCTTGTAAACGTCATTGAGCAGTTGCCATTGCTTGTGCATCCGCTTGCCGCAACTACCGTAGCCGTCTCAACTTGTGCCGTTCCCGCGACATACGCCGCTGACGGAGTAGCTATGCCTGTTTGCAGGTCAATTGTGACATACCCCCCTGACTCTACGATTTCGACTCCGATTGCATAACCAATGTCTGCCGTTGGAAACTGCACCGCTGTCTGACTTGCGCCAATTTGAACAATTCCAGTGACAAGTGCCGATGTCGCCTGTCCTTGGCAGTTGCTCCCCGTAATCGTTTGTGCCGCTGAAATTGCCATGTCGTCATTTTATGTTAGATTTCCGCTAAGTCAATAGAATCAATGTAGGAACTGATGCGGCCATATTGTTGTTGAGCCGGGATTGTTTGTTACAATTTTGACGCAATTTAAGACGCGCCACCATTCGAGCAAATACGGCCGCACGTTGCTTTCGCTGCGGTCTAAGTCAAATTGCATTTCATCGCTAGTCTGCGGTATCGCTCTATCACCAATAAACGATGTGACTTGTTGCCTGTTTTTGTCGCATAATGTAGCAACTTTTCCGGTAGTGTTTTTTAACGCATCGTCAAGATTTTGATAGAAAATCGCGTCAGGAATAGTGTCGCCAAAATGCGAACGGTAAATAACTCCAAGCTCTAACGATTCCGGTTCTGGTAATTCCATTGCTGAGAATATCGTGCGGACATTTTCACGGTATCGGCTTTCGTCAACTTTGAAGTTAAGCAAAAAACCATAGCGATTTCCTGCTTCTGAATTTATCATGTTTAATCCCGGTATTCCGTTAGGGAAAACAGTCTGATAATAGCACGGACATTCCGGCCCGTTTGCCCAATCAATATCAGGAATTACTTGCGCTGACATGCACTTCGCCAACATTAAAACGCGTGATCCAAGACCATTTAAAAGTGCTACTGTCATGCCAAGTATGTAATTGTGTCCGTGTCAAGTTGTCCTTCTGCACTTGGTTTTGTATCTGTTGATTCAAACTTCCCAATGTAATCACCATTTCGAAAAACAAGATAGTGATACGAAACGTGCGAAATTGTGCCGCCCGATATGTGATCGACGTTCACGCGCAAGTCGAGGTTTCCTCCTCGATGTCTTAGGTAAATGTGACTTCCGGCGAGGTAATAAATAAGTCGCGGCCCGTAGCTGCCGGCTGCTGGTACGTATTGCGCTAGCTTATACCAAAACTCGCCATCAGTTCTCGCGACGGGATCAGGGTTAAACGACACCTTGTCGGATGCGTCAACTTCTAGCGTTTGTGTTATCGCAATTCCGTCAGGACTAATTACGCATTTTATGTAAATGTATTCGCCTTCAGAGATTGATACCTCTGTCCTCGTCCCTCCTAAAGTTCCTATGCCTGTAGGGTAATACACGTTCATGCAATCCGTGTTGTTAATACCTCCTTCAGTATCGACGACAAATCCATCGGTTATGACAAATTTTTCGTTAGTTGTGATTTTCGGCCAAAACGGCGGAACGGTATCACCAATAATCGGAATCATTTTGTCCGTTGTCCCACGGGTTTTCAAGCGGTCAAGCGCAGTCCTTACTTGGTTTGCCCAATCTGCCGTGATAGGTTGATCCCGTCGAGCAACGGGCGGCAATACAATCGGAATGTTCGTTGGTCGTCCCATTACGTCGGTTTAGTGTAAATTGTCACGTTCCAAACTGTCCCCGGTGGACTCATCGTCCATGTGATTGAATAATCGCTGGTAGTTTCCGTTCCTTGCTTGGTTTGACTATCGGTGATTCCTGTTAGTCTCCAATTCCTGCCAGCAATTACTGGAGGACTGCCGTCAGGGTCAGGGTCGATCCATCCATGCTTGGCGAGATACGCTGCGTCAACCCCGCCTTGATTCGTTGCGCTGTGCGTCCATTCGATTTGCGATGCTTGGTAGGTTTCCTGCTTTTGGTCGCAAATGATGTTAAACCAAAGGATAGCGTTTGCGTTTGTGATGTTTTGCCCGTTTTGTCCTAGTTGATCGCACAAATAAATGTTCGTAGATAGCCGCGTTCTAGTCGGGTCGATTCTCATTTCCCCCCTAACAACTTGTGCGATTAACTGTTGATCCGCTGCGGCTAATGCCAAAAATGCCGGATGTGTCATAATCGGTGCTTCCGCTTCGCTTGCGACGTAGGCATAAGTTCCGCTGTCGTCGTTCTTGTCAAACTCCCAATCGGCTGAAAATCCGGTATAGGTGACGAAAATCTTTGTGATCCCGCCAGGTTGATGCTCGTGGTCAACCTCATCAACCGTTAGAAAGTTCCACTTTGCCGACAAGTTAGGATAAAGAACCGTTACCGATTGCCCTTTTTGGAATGCGGTCTGAATTGCCGTGGAATCAAAATCAAACTTGCGGCATGAAAACGTCTGACTTCCCGTCCACATTCCCTTATTGTCGAATCCGGCCTTGAAGTCTGGCCCTGGTATCCAAGTGTAAGGCTGAATCCCATATACGTTAGAAATGCTGCTCATTGGAATACTGCGCCTCCCCCTTCGCGGTAAATGCTTTTAAGAATATCAACCGCCTGCGAAAGATAGTGCAGCGTTGATTGATCTACCTTTTTTTGCCCTTCTGGGATTGCCGACGTTTGGCTTTTTGTAATCATGCCTCCAAGCATTGTCCCTTTAAAGTAGTTATCGATTGCCGATGAAAACGATGTTCCTATCTTTGTCCCGATGTCTGATGCCCACGTTTCGGACGCAATTTTTAAGTCGTCAAAGATTTTCCCGAATCCGTTTTGCTCGATGTATTTGAACGTGTTGCGAAGCTTTTTCCCAAATGCTTGCATGCTGTCGCCTCCCACCATTATCGAATCAAAAACTTTTTTCAATTCATCAGCCGCCGTTGACCCTGCTCCCGCACCAAAAAGGCCGTTTAGCAAATTACGAAAAAGTGCCATCTTTACAATAGGCAATCTTCCAGCTTGATCGCCTAACGCTTCAAGTCCATCTATTTCCTCTTTTGTCATTTTACCAAAGCTGCCAATTTCGCTTTCAGCTTGTGCCATGGTTCCTGAGAAATTGTCTCGAAATGCTTGTAGCATTTTAAGTCCTCCTTTACCAAACAATGCCTGCATGATTTTCACTTGATCGCCAAACTTAGGCACATTCTGTCCCATAGCGTAAAAAATTGCTTCGATTTGCTCTGCTGGTTTCATTTTTTCTAGGTCGCCAATGCCAAGTTTGAGCTTGTCGAAAATTTCCGACATAGGCCCGCCGCCGCTAAGTGCCTCTTCCCTCGCCTCGCTTATCGACTTAGACAAAAGCACAATGGTTTTACCAGTGTCCATGCTAGCTACGCCAGCAAGACGAAACGCTTCTTGCAAGACTTGCAGCTTGTTGACGGAAACATCTGTAAGCGTAGAAAGGTCTTTCAAATCGCCAGCATAATCAATGAACATTCCGGGAGTTTCAGCGAAAAATGAAAACGCTCTACCAAGCAAATCGGTTCCGACTTCACCGACCTTACGGGCCGCGCCGATTCCGACTTCCTTGGAAAACTTCCCAAACATCCCGCCGATGCTTTTTAGTCCGGTTTTTACCGCCGTCCCGTCAAAACCTACTTTTACAGTTGTGTTAATCGACATATGTAAATTCCTTTCTCGCTAGCTCATCATAGCGTTTTTCCATCTCTGGATCAAGTTCCATGTTTGCCACCCACCGATACCGATTTCCTAACGATATTCCGTTTGCCATCATTATTTGTAGTAGTTTGCTCATGTCCGTTTCCCATATCAAATGTTCCGCTCTTACGTTGTGTTTCATTGCAAACAACTCCACCGACGCTAGCCAGTGGGGATTTGCGCTTGGCCCTCCTGCTTTCCCCCGCCCTCGCTTTCTGCCGCGCTGAGTTTCGTCGCTGTGATGCGTTCTACCAGCCCTTCGATCACGCCGGGTAGTTCTTCCTCGAAATCCAGCATGAAGTCCACAACGGACTTGTGACGGTCATCAGCGGTCATCTTGCGGAGTTCCACGATCATTGCCGGGCTTGCGTAGCACAATAGCGCGACTTCGTGCATCGCGTGAGTTTGCGACTGGTCGCTTTCGGTGTCGCTGAATAAGACGTTGCCCCACGACTTCAAAAGCTCGTAGCGTCCCGCCGTCAATACCAATTCCCGCTTGTTTAGAATCAGCGGTGCGCCAGTCCATGCCGTTGCCAATATGTTATGTCGTGTTTTCATTATCCTTGAAGTCTGCTTAAAAAATCGTTGCGCTCATGCCGTGGCAGCTTGATGTCTAGCAATACCGACGCGCCTTCATTTTCCATGTATACGCTGCGCTTGGCCGTGTGGAATAGGTCAAAACATGTTTTCCTATTCGCCACAAACGCTAGAATGTAGCTTTCTGGATTGGTCGGGAATCGTGAAACAAACATCGGAATGTCAGAGATTCCACGCAATCCTGGCAATTCGATTCCACGCGCTTTCAAATAGTCCACCGCGTAGTCAAGCCAATCGCTGATTGACATGGAATTGACGGGACGCGCTGAAATAAACGTGCAGATTTCCGCAAATGGATGAGAATCAACTAGCTTTTTGATACCAGTCCAATGTTCGACACAAGCCTGTGATGTGTGCTTGCCGTCGTCGCTTGCTGGTTCTAGCGAAAACCTGGCGTATTGCCTGCCGTTTGATTCGCTGTTGATTAGGTCAAGCGGACAATCCTTTTTCAGCGGTATTGCACAAGCCATCAACGCGCTGACAAGGTTAATGTCGCCTGATTGCGTCGAGTTGCTGCCGTTGTAATTTTCCATTTTCTAAAATTCAAATTAGGTTAGCGTGACAACGGTTCCAGCGGCGACGAACGGACAATAGATACCACCGACTGATCCTTCTTCAAATCCCGTTGCCGTTGGTTTGATGCTGTTTCCGGTGATGATGATACTTGCTCCACTTGCCGAGGAAATGCTATCACCGAGTCCCTCGTTAAGCCGTGTCCGAGTGTTGTTCGTGGTGTTCGCCAAAGTAATCACGCTGCCGATGTTATCGACCAGTCCGGTTCCCTTGGTTTTGATGATGCCATCGACGGAAATGTCTTTTTTCGGGTTGTAAACGGCGATTCCAACATCACATCCGATGTGGTCTGGAGCCATCGCCGTTTCACTTGTGCCGTCAAAGCTGACAGAACCGACATACAAGCCGGTAGCTGTCGCGTCATCCGCTAGTCCAAATTGTGCTGTTCCGTAAACTGTTGCAAGGCTCATGTCGATTGTGGTTGCTGATTGTTCAGACAAGCGGTTATGACTAGGTCATAGGATGTGATTCGTCGCTCGTCTCTAACGGAAATAATACCAGAACTTGTTAGATTGTCAAACACCTGCAAATCGTTAGATGCGTTTAGAAAATCCAAGGATTTACGGTTGCCTAGAATTTCAAACAGGCCGGATTCCATTGTCACCGCGTCGGCGTATGGTGTGCCGGATTGCGTTGTATCTTCCGGCACGGTGTGAAGCTCTACCGTCAAACCGACTTCCATCACCCCGTGCAGCCTTACCCCGTTCTGTTCTACGACGTTCGATGACCCGTCGATTACCACAATTAGCGGCATAACAACGTCTTCTTGTTCGCCGTTCATCACGACAGGAACGTCTTCAAGCAATGCATAGCTTCGTTTCTGGTCGTCAATCCACGATTTTACTGCCTGTTTTACTTGGTTCATGATTTTTTGTCTGCTTCTTTTAGTGCTTTTCGATACCACTTGACGGTTGCTTTCAGAGCCTTATCAGTAGAGTAATCAATGTGATTCCTAGCCAATATGTATTTGTCAGCCACCCACGGCACGGTTGATGTCAAAGTGGATTCTGATTTGAAATCTGCCGCGCCTGATTTTCCTTTGCCTAGCTTGGCCCACTTTTGCGCGTATGCTAGGTAGTTTTTGCCAATCCCGATTCTTGCGGTTCCTTTTTGCGCCTTAGCTACGTCCATTGAAGCACCTAACCACGACCCTTTTGCCATGCCGATATTTTTTGCTTTTATTGCCATCGCCTTATCAAATGCCCTGCGCCTAACGCTTTTCCAGTTGGCGGGCAATTTTCTGACGCGCTTGTGTTTGTTTTTACGGTTAGCATTGATGAACGCAACTATTTCCTCAGCGGTGTTTAAATCAACCTTGCGCTTTGGATCATCTTGAATACCGACTACTTTCAAAGCGTCGTTACGCATGGCAGTATATTGTCCTTGTCTTGTTTTGTTTTTCCCAAAAACCTGAGTTGCAAATGCCAATTCCCTGCCGACTTGAACACCCCAGCGTGTGACAGCCTGCCCGGTGTTGTCCCCAAACATCTTGGAATACTTTTTCAGCGATGATTGCAACTTGCGCCGATCGAACTCCATTGCCACTTTCATGCTTTTGTGATGTCTTTCAGCCTGATTGTTACAAACGATGTGCCTACGTCAACGCCATCGACACGGAACGACAAACCTCGCGCCGTTGCCAGTTTGCCGACATAGAAAATCCCCGCTTCCGTATATGCCGCCGTCCAATCGGACAGCCTGACAACGCAATCCAGCGTTGTGTCTGTGTCCATGCCGATTTCCGCGTATTGACGCGAATTGGCAACGTCGTTCATCACGGCATTTACCGCAGTTCCTCCATTGACGGTCAGCGGCTCATTCCCGATTACCGCAAATCCGGTTTCAGATGCCGATGACAGAAATGCGGTTAACTGGCTCATGGCTATACTCTAACAGGTTCCGGTGCTGCTGTCAATTCTGCGTCATGGCGATACGTGCAAAGCACCTTGTCAATGTGGAATCCAGATCGGATTTTCTTCCGTGCCTGCCGCGCCCAAATGATGTCTTCTCCGTAATTGCATTCCCCAAATTGGCATGATTTGACAAGTTCTCGTTTCCAGACACAAACGTGCCACGGTGCGCGGAGGGTGATGGCGTTAGGCTGGAACGGGTGATCCTGATTGTTCAGTCCGAAAACCACCTTGGAAAACGCTCCGTTGTAATAGCTGTTTTGTTCAAACGTGATTACATCAGCCTCCGAGCGTATAGCGTCGAGGATGGATGCGACGTAATCCGGCTCAATGTCGTCGTCGTCGTCAACAAAAGCAATGTAATCGCCACGTGCAATGTCTAGCAATGCCTGCCGTTTTGCGCCGATTGTTCGCGTCCGGTTGTCAGAAAAAACCAGATGTTCCACTGGCAAATCACCGATCTGCTTTGCTATCTTTTCTGACAGCTTCGCGAGTTGCTTGTTTCTGCTTGGAATCGTCGGAGTTAGAATGCTTAGTTTCATGTTCATTTTTTCTAAAGATTAGGTCGTAGTTGTTTCTGTATTTTGCGTGATCAACTGGTCGCGGTGTGTCTCCTTTTCCTGCGCTCATTTCCGTTTCCAGTAGTTGTTATTCTTTACGGAAAACTAGCAAAGTGTTTGGAAGCCACGGCAAATCGCTAACGGATTTTTTAGCATCTTGCGTCAAGTCTTTTTCATAATTGAATCCCGCGTTTGTCATTTTTGCGATAACTTCAGACGGAGGCAAACAGTTTACATGTCCCCTGCCAGGTTGCCCGGGAACCGCCCACGAAATAACGCACAATGACCCTTTAGCCGTTGCTTTTGCGAGGTTATCAATCAAAGTAGATTCATGTTGTGCTGGCACATGCTCGCCAACCTCGATACAAACGACTTGCGCTGGTTCTACGTTGAGCGGCGTTGTTAGATCGTGCTTAATGTGTGATTTGTCAACTGGATCACCTTCAAATCCAGTAGCCCAAAAACCTTCTTTGTTTAATTCATTGACGATAAAGCCATTCCCACATCCGAGATCGTAAATTGGAATGGTTTTGTCCAAGTTGTTTTTCAACCATTCGGCAAGGTGCGGAGAATCGAACTGTCCTTCGTGTAGTTCAGAGCAAAATACTCCGGTATCGGAAACGCCTTCTAGCAACAATCGGTAAATTCTTTCCCCGTCTTTGTAGTGTTTTGAGTCGTTTGACCTGGCATAAGTTGCGTCCATTTCAGCTTTGCCAAATGCCGGATGCAAGTGTTCAAAAACAATATCCCTAGCTTGTACAACAACGCCGTCTTTATATGCCATGTGCGTAAAGTAGTTGTCGGAAAACACGCTGAAAAACTCAGGGTAAAACATGTAACCTTGATCCTGATATCTTTTGCGTGTGAGAATCGCCATGCAAAGCAAATCGTCAGTGCGGTGTCCATCGCTGATTGCTAGGACTGCTGGTTTGCTTGTGTCGCCGATAGCGTTCAGAATGATTTCATCCCAATGCATAGGCGGATTCCAATCGTCGGAAAGTTGCACTAAAACTTCTCCTTGTGATTTCATGGCCGCTAGGTTCCATGCTGCTACGCATCCTCCTTTCCCATTTGTGACAACGTGATTGTGAACTGATAAAAATGACGCGTGTTGATCGTCAATATCCAGTCCGAAAATATGCTCAATTGCGTCTGGATTCTTGGCTTTGTTAAACCACAAACGCCGCGCTTCAACTGCTTGCCTGCATCGTCCCCGTGTGGCATGAATAAGTGAGATTTTCGCCCCGCTGCGGATAAAATGGTTAGTTTCCACCGCGTCAGCCTGGTCGTGAAATCCGTTAGCTCGTAATGCCATGCCGTGCAGTTGATGGCCAAGATATCCGGCGTATTTCCTGCGGACGTTCCACGCGCTAGAACCGCCGTCCTGCGCCATCATTGCCGTTGTGATGGCTAGTGCCTCCTTGTCGCGTCCGAGGCCGATATAGCACAAGCAAAGCTCGCCGTATGCCTCCTTGCGCGATGGATCGACGGACAACGCTTGTAGGTTCATTTGCAAACGAATATCCACGTTGTCGGCCATTTGTCCGGCGGCAATGAAAAGCTCGTATTTCTCTGCCGTGCCGATGTTCTCGTCATTGCTTTTTAGCAGTTCACAAACGACGGTTGCCGCTTCGTGGATTCGGCCAACCGCCCGAAGCGATTGAAACATGTGGAATCTCTGCGATACCGTGGGGTGTTCAATGCTTTCAAGAATGCGGAGATTCCGTTCGTCGTTGCGCTCCCTAGTTCCTTCTGGTCTGTGCAAAATTACCGCGCCGTTGACGGTTGCCAGTTTTGGTTCCTTGTCGAATTGCAAATACTCATGGATTGGCGATACCCATACTGCGCGACCTTTGCGGATGATCCTTTCACGGTTGACAGTCAATTGATCTTCCGGGACATGGTAAGCAAATTGTATGCCGTCAAAATCCTCTGGTAGTAAATCAATCGTTTCACGAATGCGCTTGATTGACTCAGGATCAATAACATCGTCGGTATCGGCCCACATAATCAAGTCATGCGATGCCGCGTTGAATGCTTGCTGCCGTGCCGCTGCGAAGTCGTCAACGTGCGGCCATTGCCAAGGATCAATTGTTTTGTATCGTTTGCCGCTAGGATCGGGTGAAAAGTATTTTGGATCGTGAACCGCTGGGTCAAAATCAATGTAAATCTCCCTATCAGAGTTTTGATATTCTTCCGCAATGACGCATCCTAGCGATTGCGCAATCTTCACCGTCCTGTCAGGCTCTTGTTTTCCAATAGCCCGAACAATCACAATCTCATCAGCCAGTGGCTTGAATGATTCAATGAAACGGGCAATGTAGTTCTCCACATTGCCCACGATAACGCACAAACTTAGTTTTTCATTTTTCATTTTTCGATTTTCTAAAGATTACGGGAGCCGCTATTTCTAACGGCCCCCGATGCTATGAATACAACACAAACAAGAAATCAGGTCGTCGGAGTCGTGAACACTTTAAGAGCGTTTGTGACGGCGACGGAATAGCCGTAAAGCATGTGCATATTTGCAAAGTATGTGCCGGATGCGCGGGAATAGTGACGAGTGTAAAGAGCAGTCAATCCGCTTTCTGGATCGGTCATTTCCTCAATTGCTTCAAAATCAGCGTTGGGCAAATATTGACCAAGTGCGCGTGAAGCAAATGCGATACCGTCTTGACCGCAGGCAAACCCAACAATCGAAGCGGAGTTGCCGGGAATGATGTCGGATGCGTAGACGTTCATTCCGAACAGTCTGCCAAGGTCACCCTCTTTGATTGCGGAAGTGTCGCCGCGATTGAAGTAGTTGACAAGGTTGGTATCACCGAGCAATGCGCCTTCGATAACCATGTTGCCAACGAACGAGTATTCACCACGTGCGCCAGCTTGTTTCAAAGCCTTGCGAGCTTCGATCAACTGCGTCTTGGTGTAGCTTGCCGATGAAGTTGTGATGATTGCGCTGCCGAAATTGGAAGTTGTCAGCAAGCTCCAGATGTCAGCCAGGACGGTTGCGCCCATCGACTTGCCAAGTTGATACGCCCATTTGTCCCACCGTCCTGCATTGCTGGATTCGGCAAGTTGTTGATGGGTCAAGCTGATCGGAGTGATTTTGCGCTTGTCAAGGGTGACGGTGATAGCGGAAAGCAAGCCGCCAGTTTGCTCCATGACAGTCGATGACTGTGTGAAAGTGGTGGTCGTCGCGTTGCCGAAAAGTGGCACAACAACGGCGGAACCTTGCGTGTTTACGTCCGAGCTAATGTCGGTCGAGAATGCGCGGATAGGTGTGAGGATTTCGCAAAGTTGCTGGAAAGCGGTTTGTGCGAAAATGGTGTCATTGAATACAGTAGCCATGATGATTAGTTAGTTGATTGTTGAAAAGTTATTTGTTGCGTTGAGCTTTGATCTCCTTTTTGTGCTTGTTAAAATACGCTGTGCGTTCAGCAGGAGAAAGGTTTTTCATGTGTTCAAGGTGATCGAATGGCTGTGAGCCGTTTTCGATGTCGAGCGGTGCGGTGATGCCAGCGGTTGCGGCAAGTGCCACGGCCTGAGCGGGAACGGACGTTTCAAGTTCTGTCACCTTGGCTTGCAGCGTTTCAATTTCGCTATTTGCGAAGTTCACAGCGTCAAGCGAAGTAGCAAGCGAGTTTTGAGCAGTAGTTAAATCCTGTTTGACGGTAGCAAGTTCAGTGATTGCATTCCGCGCTTCAAGCAATTCAACTTGATACGCGCCAAGCTCATTTTCGTGAGTGGCGATTACGTTTTCAAGTGCGGCGATTTTATCAATCGACTCTTGCGCGGATGGATTCGTGAGGCGGTCAAGCAAGCTCATGGACGAAACTCTAACAGAATTCGTTAGATTGTCAAGAATCCTGTTTGCAAACCCTAACGAAACGCATTTATCAGCGTTCAGCCATGTTTCTTCCATCATCATCGAGCGCACTTCGTCAATTGTTTTACCCGTGCGCGATGCATAGATTCCTGCAATTTCCGTGCTTAGTTCTTCGCACATTGCAGCCGCTTTCGTTAGCTCCTTGGCGTTACCGTGCAGTCCCATTGAAACATCGTGGATCATCATGCGACCAGTTGGCAGCATGATAACCTCGTTACACGCCATGCAAATGACGCTTGCCATTGACGCGGCAAGGCTAACTGTTGCGGTGACGTAAACGCCTTTTGCGCGGAGCTGCATTATCTTGGAGTGAATCAAGTAGCCGTCGAACACGCTACCGCCGGGGGAGTGGATGTCAATGTTCAGCGTATCAACTGCGGTTTCCATGCTATTCGTAAAACGTCCTTCCGCGTCAACGATGTTAAATGCAGAGTCGATTTCACGCATCAAATCGCGCCGCGACCATTCGTCAATCTGCTCATCCAGCTTTAGCGATGCTGCTTTGTTTTCAATCGTCAGGAATTTCATTGGTGTTGTTGGTTTGAGTTTCCTCTTGTTTGCTTTCCTTCACTTCGTTTGGCGTAAGCATTGCCATTTCACGATCTTCGATTTCGACTTCGTATCCGGATTGCTTCGATACTTCCTCTGCTACTTGTGCAGCAATCACTTTACGCATTGCTACGCTGTGAGCGCGGCGGGTGTAAAATTCTTCCTCGGTCATGCCGTAACGTGCTTCGGTAATGTCTGCCGTGTTGCGTAGTCCGACGCGCCATTCTTCGACTTCCATGCCGCTTTCCCGTCCGTCATCAACAGACAAACGTGCAGGCGTTGAAAATGCCCATGCGAACGGGTGATCCAGCAACGGAACACGCCCGACAGCTTGGAAGCATGAATATGCCCAAGAAAATGCGTTTAGCGCGGCACGTTTCAGCAGTCTTTGACGCTGGGAAATAAAGCGACGGCATTTGACAATCTCCGCCCGTGCATCCGTTCCTTGTCCCGATCCTTTCCAGATTTGATACGACCAGACGGGGATCAAGCTCATGCGGATCATCCGGTCTTGAAACGATTCCCAAATCTCCCCTGGCGTGTCGTGCTTCAATTGCTCGATCTTGTCCCCGGTGCCGGATTGCATGTAAACGATGCCAGGAGCCGGATTGTTCAAAACAAACCCACCATCCACGCCGTTTCCGTTTTGCGCGCCGTTTTGATTGCCATACATGACAGACGGATCGTCCAAGTCCGGCCCTCCGGTGTCGTTAAAAACGGTAAGGTGTAAGCGTGATACAATCTGCTGCCGGATGCGTTCATCTTCGGTGCTGGCAAGCGTGGCGGTGATGTCTAGCAAAGCATGGGAAAATGCAGGAACCCCGCGTGACTGGTCACAAAAATCAGGATCGTAAATGTGGATGACATTGGCCGCGTCAACGTCGTAAAACGTATCCATGTTTTCGCCAGTCAGGATTCGATACGCCGCTGGTTTGCCGTTGTAGAACTGAATCACCCCATCGTTGATCTTGTAGCCCTTGTATTTGCCTTCGCTTACTGTCTTGTAGTCGCCGCAATTCCCAACACGATGAGCTGGGACAATCTGCAATTTAGGGAATCCATCAGCGGATTTTACTTTTACCCAAAAAATATCCCCGTCGCGGTCTAGCGCAATACTGGAAAGTTCCAGCAGTTTATGCCAATCAAATACGCCTCCGCGTTCTGTGCAGTTTGGAAACCACGCTTTACGCATGAATGTGGCAATCGACTTGCCGTCTGCAAAGTCCGATTCGCCGACGTATGCCGGAAGAAAAGCATCGCCGACGCTGTAATCCGCCTTTTGATCGACCGCTCCCTTGATTACGCCAACATTGCTGTATAGCCGCGACGACAAGCTCCGCAGGCGTTTGTTATCCAATGGACTAACGAGCTTGTCGAAATCGTCCGTTTTGATCGGATAAACGACCCCACGTGTGCGGTTGTATTCCGCAGCGTGCATGTATCGCTGTGGCGTGAATGGTTGCCCGAACTCGTTTAGGATTGCCATAAGTTAAAAAACGGTTGTGTTTGTTGAACGCAATGCGCCTCCGTTGTCGTCAAATTTGACAATCAGACTAAGCAACGCAAGACGCTGGTTTTGCGTCATTCCTCCACCATCTGCAACAAAGCTGTTTCCGTTGCTGTTGCCTTGGATGATCTTCATCCCGGCGTTTGGATCGGTTGCAATGGCAAGTGCAAGCGACGTAGCCTCTGCGCGGATTTGCGCTAGGGCTTTTTCATTGCTGCACAGCAAGTTATACGTTCTTCGGGCCTGTGCATAGACGGACATGCCGAATATGTTAGACCAGTTTCGTTAGGTTGTCAATTTCTAACAGTTCGCATCAGGAAACGCTATCGCGTTCCTGTGCAGTTTTGTTCTCACCGGGAAATTTTGGATCACCCTCAGTGGTGACTTTCCAGCCGTGGAGTCCTGCGACGTAGATTATTTCATCCAGTCGGTTGTATGAGATAGCCACGTTGCCACCGCTGAAATGCCGCAAGGCGATTTCTTGGCTGATGTGGTCGGCGGGCTTCCAGAGTCCGTTCGTGCGGTATTGCGGATGATAGATTAGGTAGAGTGTTTCCATTGGTTCGGTGTTGTTTGGTGATTCGGAAGAGTGAGAACAATGGGATGCTGGCAACCGCCGGAACGTCCCTCTTGAAGTCGGCATCTAGGGCGGCGGTGCCAGATCCCTAGCGTTATTCATAATTTCTTACAGCAACAAATATCGGAAATCTTGGAATGCCGCCATCGGTTAAACCTTGATAGGAAAATGTCAGTTTAGCGCCTATTGCGGTTTCAAGACTGCCAGCAAGAGCAAAGACTTTCTTACTCCACGACACTAGCAATGAGTTTGCCTTGTGGCCGATCACGACAGCTTCGGCGGTGCTGCATGTCTTGAACTTTAGAAGATTGGCAGAACGCTTGTGTTCGTAGCTGCTTGCCGGATTGCGTAACATCACGCCTTCGGCGCCTTGCGCCACAAGCTCAGCAAGGTGTTCATTCAAATGCCTAGTGCCTGTGCAGACGACATGCGGCACGATCTCGGCCACGGTTGCGGCAAACGCCAAGCGGGTGACAAAATCGCCGGGAACTTCGGGAGCGTCGAACACGAGATATTTAATGCCCGTCCAATCGCCGTCATGCGAACGGACAACGCCGACTGTCCGTTGAAACATGCCACGTCCCATCCAAAGCTCGCCATCGAGAACTACGCCTGCCGGGAGCGTGGCAAGAAACGATTCCGGCGCATGAAATACATTCCCGTTGCGGCTGATGAGCTTTGAGCCGTCCCATATTGCTCTCACGCCGTCCAGTTTTTCAGACATCATCCATCCGGTAATCTCGTGATAGCGTTCGTATGTTTTGGCAAGCATCGGTTTCATCGCAAGGGAAATTTGCACGATATTTAGAAAATAGTCAATGCTTTTTTTCATGTATTTTTAATCTGCCATTTCCAGTTTAAGGATGCCCTTAACGGACGCGCCGACGATACCCATCACTTCGCAGTCCCATAAATGGTTATGCTTGTGCGCTTTGATTTTTTCCCATCGCCACCGGCCAGGGCTGATTTCTTTCTTGGCCTCGCTTGTCATTTGCTCCTGATAGTTTTTAGAAACATCCTGAGGTATTCCAAACGACCCGCCGTTCATGACTGCAGCTAGCGCATCCTTGGCGCGTAGGTTTGAAAATCCAATCGTCCGATATTGCAAGCCGTCGCTGGTTTGCGAGTATTGATACCTCGAGTAAATGCGCCACACTTTGCGCGGTCTGTTCTTTGTGCCTACGTCAAATTGATAGCCCTTGTCATTGTCGTGGCCGATTAGGATGTTCCAGTGATTGCCTATATCCTTGCCGCAATGCTGGTAAACTTGTCTAACAATCTCATCAGGCCCGTATCGTCCGTCGATAAAAACATCCCGATTGCCTAGCGAAAACCGCTCTTGTAAGTCAAAAAGAGTTTGCCAAGTGTCAACAAACCCTTCCCACAATAGCCGCGATGATACTCCGTCACCTACTTTCCACGCCCTGACCCTGACCCAAAATCCGACTTTCTGGTTGTCGATCTGCATGTCCCGCCAGTGTTCGCCGT